TTTGCAGCTTTTGACCCTTTTTTCACTTTACCAGTCACGGCTGTTTTTAGTTTAGAACCGGGATTTTTTCTTCTATAGGAAGCGACACCGGCTTGAGTCATTCCTGCTCCAGACTTTGTAGGTCTGAAATTCTTTTTATTTCTTGCAGGCATATTATCCTGTTTTCTCATAATTTATTTTTTAGCAGTTTTAGCTGATCTTTTTAAAGCTTTGTCTGAAACAGATCCTTTGCCTGGTTTACTTTTGCCAAGTTTTTTAGCTCTGTTCATATAGTAGTACAAACCTTTTTTAACTCTACGTCCATCTTTAGTAGTGTGATAATTGCTTGAACCACCTTTTTTAAAGACACCTCTGCCTTTTAAAACGTCAGCTCTAGTTACTTTACCATCACCAGTTAAGTCAGGAAATTTTTTAACTTTGCCACCATCTTTTTTACCAGGTCTAATTGGTTTTGGTTTCATTTGTTGGCCATATCTATCTGTAGGTTTAGGTCTTAAAACACCTGGACCTTTTGGTTTAAGTGCTCTACCTAATCCTCTTAATTGTATTCCATATTTTTTTGCCATAACAAATCTTTATTTATTAATTTTGCCAGATTTTTTAGCTTTGCTACCGAATTTTCCGTAAGATTCATCTCTGCTAGCTTTTAACTGTGCAGGAGTTCTTTTCTTCTTAATTCTCATAGCAATAGATTCGTCTTTTCTAGCTTTGTAACCTTGTTTCTTCTTACCAACTCTGCCACCTTTTTTCATTTGACCAAACTCTCGTCCGATAACTAGTTCACCTTTATCCATCATATCACCAAAACCCATATCTCTATATTGTTTTTTTTTCGCTGCTAATCTTTCAGCTCCTTCAAGTTTAGGGCTTAGTCCTTTTTTACCACCTTCTTTTTTATATCCGTGTTTACCTTTAACTTTGCCACCTTTTTTCATAGCGCCTCTGTCCATAAGTTCAGTAGGTACTCTTTTAGATCTCATGTTTACACCTTGTCCACGTGAATACATCATCGGTCCCGATCTGCCGCCCATACCGCCGCCAGCTCTTTTTACTCTGTCTGCTCCTCTTGGTTGAGCAACTTGTGTGTTATATCTTCTATTTGCCATTATTTTTTTCCTCCTTTAAATATTTGAGTTCCCTTTATACCAAAAATACTTGCAACTACAAGTATCCATAAATTAGTGAACCATTTCGGCAGGTTACTAAAATGTTCAAAGAAAGTATTTACTTTGTCCATCGCAGTTGGGTCGTCCGATATCACTGCCCATGCCAGAACAATAATCGGTGCGCTCAATATTCCGAGCACGAATTCGTCTTTATAATCGTTTTGTCTCGCCTCTAAAAGTTTACCTTGGTAAGCTTCTTCGCCGCTAGCCATTTTCTGTGCATGCATTAGTTGTGCATCAGACATAGCCATTTTAGTTTTTTGTTTATTAGCGTAAATCTTGCTTCCTGCTTGTAAAGCAATTTTTGCTAGACCAAACCAAGCCATATTAGTACCAAGTAGCTTTTACTGGTTTCTTATCAGCTCTCATTCTTCTTGTTCCTTTAACATCTACTGTTTGTGATGTTGATGGATCAGTAGCTTCGATAGTAACACCACCTGTTTGGTAACCATCTTTGCCAACGCCAATTAACGTCTTTGTTCATGAATGTTGAACCTCTTTGCCAATCTTTACTCATATTTATCTCCTTGTATTAATTATATCTATTTTTTTCCGAAATTTCTACCAAAATCGTGAATTTTACTCTTGTCTGCCATGCCTTGTTTAGCTAATGACACACTTGCTCTTAATTTTGCTAGTTTTTCATTTTGAACAAGCTTATCTTCTTGATTTTCTTGGTTCATAAGTGCTTTTGCAGTGTCTAAATCAATTCTCTCTTGATCATCTTTAGCTTTTCTCTCATTTTCTTTAGCTCTTAAGTCAACTTCTCTTGCTTTTAACTTAATTAATGGATCACCACTGTACTCACCCATAATTTTTTGTTCTTCATCCATATATTCTTTAGTCATTTCAGCAATCAATTGTGCTTTTCTTGCATTAATCTTATTTGTTAGTGCTTGAGCTTGCGCAATCAACTGTGGGTTCTGTGGATTTTGTTGTAACATCATTTGCATTTGTTGTGCTTGCATTAATTCTTGAGAAAATTCTAATTGAATCTGTTCTTGAGCCATTAAACTAATTCTCTCTAGAATATTTTTCTGTAACGCAGCCATAACAGATGGTGAATTTTGTACCATATTAGATTGCATAAAATTTAAGTGTGAATCAATGTGTGCTTTGTGATCTTGACCTGGAAAAGCTTGAAAAGGTTTCATACCCATTGCAGCAATTTCTTCAAGTGAAGGATCAATAGGAGTTGGTTGTGCTGGTGGTGGTAAAATTGCATTTATATTTTTAACACCGATTGCATCATACATAGATCTGTATGCTTGATATAGATCGTGTATTTGTGGATTAGTTTGAGCTAGTTGTAATTGTGTTTGAGCCATAGATATTCTTTGTGTTTGAGAAAATATGTTTGGATCAGCTACTGGAATAATATCTATTCTATCATCAAAGTCTTGAACTTTAATATTTCTTGTAGCTCCAACAACATCGTATGGATATACAGCTGGTAAATAAGTTTTAAAAACTTCTGCTAATAATTTAAATTCTTGTTTTAGACCAACGTATAATCTTTTGTGAATCGCTGACATTACACGTGAACCACGTTCTAATAATGCAACCGTTGTACCCACGGCAGCTTGTTGGTTCATATCGCCTACTTGTGAGTCTGCGATAGACGCGAATCGTTGGCCTGCTTGAACAACTATACCCATTAATGAAAGTAATGTTTGATCCGGTCCTTTAAATGGTAATTGCATAAACTGATCTCTGATGTTTCCACCAGGTGCATCTACATCTCTAAACTCTCCAGGTTGTAATGGTTGTGCATCATCTCTAATTCTTAATCCTCTAGTTTTAAAACCAGCTGGTAAGTTAGCTAATGTACCTGCATCTAATAATTGTCTTAAAGCTGCAGTTGCAGTTCTAGTTAAACCACCAATCATGTGAATTAAACCAAAACCATAAAAACCAGTTCCAGGTAAAAATTTAAATTGCACAAAATAATCTATTTTCTTTTTCATTGGATCTGTTGCTTGATAGTTTCTTCTAATTGATAAAACAGTTTGATTGTTTTCTGCAAACGTTACAATGTAAGGTAATTTAATTCCTGTAGGTTCACCTTCTTGATTAACATCTTCATAACCTTCTAAATCTAAATTAGTATGCATTTCAAAAAGTGTATGTTGATCTTCTTGACCATCTTTTGTAATACCTTCTAGTTCTAATTTTTTATCTGATAATTCATTTGATGTTACAGGAGGTTCTCCTAATTCTACATCTCTATAAAAACCTGCAACTTGTTGTTTTCTTAATTCATTAGCAGAAATTTTAATGACATGTACAATAGCATCTGTGTCATCTAATGATGTTGCTGAATAAGGTACAATTAAATCTTCTGCCGGTACAAATTTAGATACGGCTCTACCTAAAAGATCGTCATAATAAACTTTCTTAAAAGTAGAACCGGACAGGGGTAGATAGAAAAGCATTTGATCAAACTCTGGTTCATATTCTTTCATCTTATCCATAAGTTGATAATTCATAAAATTTTTAACACGTTTAGATTGTTCTTCTTTTTCAACATTGATAGCACCTAAAATTTGTGTTCTAACTGGACCATCACTTGGTAATAATTCTTTGTAAGCTGTTGCTTGAAATTGTGTAACCGCTTCAGCTAGTACAGGGTGATTAACACCTGACGCACCTTTGAAGGGTTCTGTTCTTCTCTCGTATTTGAAACCTAATAATTCTAAACCTTCTCTATAAGATTGTTCCCAATCTGCTCTTGATTCTTTGTACTCTGTGTATTGATCAAAAAGAGTTGAACCTAAAGATTCTAACTCACCATCAGACATGTCTTCTGCTAAATTTGCAAAGTGACCATCTGTGCTTCTGTCTGTACTAGTTGTAGGATCAAAAGTAACTTCTGCTCCTCCAGTTTCATCCATAACAACTTCACTTGTGTCTGTTGTAATAACTTCTTCTGAACCGGGAACAGCTACTTCTTTTTCTTGAAACTCTGTATCTTTAACTTCCTC